GAAGTAGGTTCTGATATATTTACTACAACTGTTTTTGATGGAATTATTATAGCTGCTGAAATTAGAATATACCAAGAGCTCTCTATGGATTCTCAAAGATTTGTTCAAGAAGGTGATATAGTTACAGATGACAATACAATTAATTCTCCTGCAGGTGCTTTATTTATTAGAGGTGTAGAAGTATTTAACTCTACAGCTAACACAGAAGGTAATGGAACCTGGTTGGAAAAAAAGGATCAAACGTATTTATCAGAATATACTGATAGATTAACAGGTCCCGAAGGTGATCGAACAGCACAGGATGTTACAGGATTCCCTAAATATTATGCTATGTTTGGTGGTGCTGACAATACTACAGACACATCATCAGGAGGTATGTATATAGCTCCTACACCTGACGCTGCTTACAAATTTCGAATTTATTATAACAAAATGCCTAATGGTCTTGGATCTGGTACTGGTTTTAATAACAATACTTATTTAAGTACATATTTTCCACAAGGTCTTTTATATGCATGTCTAGTAGAGGCGTTTGGATATTTAAAAGGTCCAATGGATATGTTGACATACTACGAAAATAGATATAAAAATGCAGTACAACAGTTTGCAGGTATGCAACTTGGAAGACGAAGACGAGACGATTACACTGACGGAACAGTTAGGATACCGGTCAAGTCCCCGTCTCCGTAAATAAATTAGGAGATAAAAATTATGGCAATAGCATCGGCAGTTTGTAATAGCTTCAAACAACAAATTTTAGTTGGTACCCACAACTTCACTGCATCATCTGGAGATTCTTTTAAATTAGCTTTATATACAAGTAGTGCTACTTTAGGTGCAAGTACAACAGCATACGCTACAAATCCAGGCGGTGGAGCTAACACTGAAATAGATAATACATCTGGATCAGCTTATTCACCTGGTGGAAAAGCACTTACAAGTGTTACTCCTGTATTAGATGGTTCAACAGCAGTCTGTGATTTTGCAGATATTAGTTTTACTTCTGCATCTTTTACAGCAAACGGATGCTTGATATACAATGATGATCAAGCAGACAAAGCAGTTTGTACAGTAGCATTTGGTGGAGACAAAACTGTATCTAGCGGAACTTTTACAATTCAATTTCCTGCAGCAGCAGCGGCAACAGCTATCGTGAGAATAGCATAAGGGGAAACTCCTTATGTCAATCAATAAAACTTTTACGGTCACAGTCGCCTATGCAGATGGCGGAAATAAATATTTTATAGACGGAGTCCAACAAGACACAGTAATGATTGGTGCTGGTGGCACCTACAAATTCGATCAATCTGATAGCACAAATAATGGTCATCCATTAAGATTTTCTACAACCTCAAACGGAACCCATAGTGGTGGAACTGAATATACTCTTGGAGTTACAGTTGCAGGAGTTCCTGGTTATTCTGGAGCGTATACATTAATTGAAGTTCAAAGTAGTGCACCTTCATCATTATATTATTACTGCTCTGTTCACAGTGGAATGGGTGGTCAAGCAGACACAGATGGATGGGGTCGTTTAAATTGGGGTCAAGCAGATTATGGTGACACTAATATTATAACTGAAGGATGGGGTCGTCTTGGTTGGGGTGAACAAAGTTATGGAGAAGCACCAGGTGTAACTTTAACAGGAGTAGGATCAACTACTGCAGTTGGAGATATAACCGTAAACCGTTTCCCTGGTTGGGGTACTTTAGATTGGGGTGAAAACGGTTGGGGTAGTGTTGAAAGTGCGGTTGAAAATTTAATTGCCCCTAGTGCAATAACTTCTGGTGTAGGATCGATAACTCCTTCAGATGTAATGGGATTAACAGGTCAGGCCGCAACCTCTGAAGTCGGTTCACCAACAATTATTTTATCACCAATAGTTTCTTTAACAGCTCCTTCAAGTTTAACTTCTTCAGTAGGTTCTATATCTATTGACAACATAGTTATTGGATTAACTGGTCAAGGATTAACATCTAATGTCGGTGCAATAGCTCCTTCAGATGTAGTGGGATTAACAGGTCAAGAAGCAACCTCTGCAGTCGGTGAAATTGCCACTAACGCAGAAGATTTAATAAATGTTACTGGTGTCGGAGCAACTTCTGCTGTAGGGTCATTAACAACCGAAGTAAGTTACACTTTAGCTAGTCAATTAGCAACGGCCAGTGTGGGTACAATAGCGCCTGCGGATGTAATGGGATTAACAGGTCAAGAAGCAACATCTGCTGTAGGAGTTTTAAGTGTTATAGGATATGCTAATATTAATATTACAGGTAATACGAATTATAATGATGTTGACGTAACCGGTGAAACATCGTATACAGACGTAACACACGTAGCGTAGGAGAAAAAATTATGGCTTCAACATATACAGATCTTGGTTTAGAACTAATGGCAACTGGTGAAAACGCCGGTACATGGGGAACAAAAACCAACGCAAACTTAAGTCTTGTAGAACAACTTACAGGTGGATATATTTCTCAAGCTGTAACGGATTCAGGGACACCAACAGCTTTAGATATAGATAATGGTGAATTAACAGGTGTAGCACAAAATAGAGTTATAGAACTTACGGGATCAATATCTGGTAGCAGAGTTGTTACTTTTCCAGTTAACACAGAAAATTTTTATTTTATCAAAAATAGTACATCAGGCTCACAAACAGTTCAATTAAAAGCAGCATCTGGTTCAGGTGCTACGGTAACTTTTGCAACAAGTAATAAAGGTTGGAAAGTTATTTACCTTGATGGTGTTGCAACTAACACAGGTTTGTATGAAGTTGAAATAGACACAACAGCAACTCCAGCAGGATCAAATACACAAGTTCAATTTAATAATTCAGGGGCTTTCGGTGCTTCAGCTAATTTAGTTTTTGATGGAACTCATTTAACTATTGCAGCAGAAGGAGATTTAAGATTAGGAGATAATTCAGGTGGAGAATATGTGGGAATAGATGCTCCTGCAACAGTTTCATCTTCTTATACTGTAACATTACCAGCAGCTGTAGGATCGGCTTCTCAAGCCTTAGTAACTTCAGATGGCTCTGGAAATACGCAGTGGACATCAACATCAACATTTGGTATATCAACAGGAAAAGCTATTGCAATGGCAATGATTTTCGGTTAAATAAGTAGAGGATTTAAATTATGGCAAACCCAAATATAGTAAACGTAACAGATATTAGAGGTGGAAATTTCGGTTGGAATTTATCTGCCACAGCAACAGATACTTTAATGACAGTCTCAGGTTCAGACATTATTGTTAAAGTAAATAAAATTACAGTAGCAAATGTAGATGGATCAAGTGCTGCTGATGTAGATTTATTTATTGATGGCTTAGGAACAGCTACTGTAGATGGAGTTGCTCCAACTGGAGCAGACGCAACAGTTTATTTAGCAAAAACAATTTCAGTTCCTGCAGATTCAACATTAGTATTAGTAGATACTCCGATTTATTTAAAAGAAGGTGATATTTTAAAAGGCGGAGCAAGTGCTGCGTCTGACTTAGATTTGTTTATATCATACGATGTGATATCATAGGGAGGTAACCATTACATGGCTCACTTTGCTGAATTAAAACTAAGAAAAGACCCAACAGGATTTACAGAAGAAGATCTTTACGTAGTGACTAGAGTTATTGTCGTAGGTAACGACGTACCAGCTGGGAACACTAGACTAGAACTTCACGACATGCATATAGATGGAGAGCACTATTGCAGAGAAACTTTTGGTGGTGAACATTGGAAACAAACTTCTTACAACGCAAACTTTAGACATCGATATGCTGGAAACGGTATGATATATAATCCAACACTCGACGTATTTCATTTTGCTCAACCTTATGCATCTTGGACCTATAATGACACTCTACATCAATGGGATGCTCCAGTAGAATTTCCTTCAACTAAAACTTATATTGATGGAGATGGTGACGAGAGAACGTATCTTCCTATTGAATGGAGTGAAGCTAATCAAAAATGGATTGGTTATAGATCTTCTCCTGATGGAGAATCAAATCCTCAGTATGAATGGAATCCTAGCACTTCAGCTTGGGATGCGACGGGGGGATAACCCGTGCCTATAAATAAATTATCAAACCCTCAAGGAAATATTATTGGAGTAGCTAACTGTGCATCTTTTGGAAAAGATAAAAAAACAGTTGTTACATCTACAAATTCATCTTTTTGTCTTCAAGCAGGTACAGGTCTTGTTGAAGGTTTTGCAGTAGCCGGTGGAGGAGCCGGTGGTCAAGGAGCCCCTGTCGGAGGTGGCGGTGGAGCCGGAGGAGTAGTAACATCAGAAATAGCAGCTTCAGGTACAGTTAATATTCAAATTGGTGCAGGTGGTTCAGGTGGAGCAGCTACTTTTCCATCAGGTCCCTTAAGTTATGCACCAGGTAACAACACAACAATTACATCACCTAATGCAACATTAGTTCAATCATGTGGCGGCGGAGGTGGTGGAGCTAGAGGACCAGGTGGCCCATTAGCACCGGGTAAAGGTGGTTCTGGTGGTTCTGGTGGCGGCGGCGGTAATCCCGGTTCAGCACAAGCAAACCCAGGAGCTTACCCAGCAACAAAAGGTTGTTCAGTATCGGGTCAAGGAAATCCAGGAGGTGCGGGAGCGCATGGTTCAGGTCCTCCAGGTAGAGAAGCTGGCGGCGGTGGCGGTGGTTATAATGCTGCCGGAGCAGATGCCGCACAAACATCAAGTTCACCAGTTGCAGCAAACGCAGGAGCTGGTGGAGCAGGTACAGATTTTAGTCCACTTTATTCAGGTCTACCAAACTCAGGAGTTTTAGCTGGAGGAGGCGGTGGCGGAGCTGCATCTCCAGGTGTAGCCTCTGCAGATGGAGGAGCAGGCGGCGGAGGAAATGGTGGATCAAGTAACCCAGGTTCTCCAAGAGCTTCAACAGCAGGAACAGCAAATACAGGCGGTGGCGGTGGTGCCTCTGCATGTGGAGTTGCTAGCAGTAATGGTGGATCAGGTTTAGCTGTAGTAAAAGAATTAAATAACAATAGAGGTGTATGGCCTTTAAAACAACAAGCCACTGCAGTCAAAGCAGGTAAATGGCCAGATGGCACAGTCATTCAATCAGTAACACTAAATTATTTAGTTGTAGCTGGTGGGGCTGCAGCAAAAATTTCAGGAGGGGGTGGTGCCGGAGGTTACAGAGCGTCTGGTTTTGGTCCTGCTCCTTTACAAGGAACAGCAGTTTCAGTTGATTCAGGTTCAAGTTATACAATTGTAGTCGGTGGTGGCGGAGCAGGACCGAACGGTCAAGCTTATCCATCAGCTCCTAACACTGACCCTTGTTCAACAGGTCCAGGTAATGGTCAAAATTCAAGTTTTTCACCCGGAACACCTTTTGCAATAAATACAACAGGAGGCGGTTATCCATTAAATGAATCATGTGGTGCTCCATGGAACTCAAATAATGGTAATAGAGGTGGACCTGGAGGTTCAGGTTCTGGAGGTTATCCCGCAACCGCAAGTGCAAAAAGAGTGGGTGGCGCTGGTAATGCTGGAAGCTATTCTCCACCAGAAGGAAATCCTGGTGGTGGCGGTGGTGGTGACCAAAGCACAGGCGGTGGAGGCGGTGGCGCTGTATCGGCTGGATCTGGTGGAACTGCCGGAGCAGGTGCACCAAATTTAATTACAGGAGTTGCTTGTTCTGCTTACGCTGGAGGAGGCGGAGGTGGATTTGATAGTAAATCAGGAACTAGTGGAAACGCTGGTGGAGTTGGAGGCGGAGGAACCTCTGCAACAAACAATAGTGGTGGACTGGCATGTCACGGTGCGGTTAACACCGGAGGCGGCGGTGGAGGTGGATCTACTTTTCAAGGTGGTCAAACTTTAGCGGGATGTGGTAGATCTAAATATGCTTCTAAAGGTGGCTCAGGTATTGTTGTATTAAGATCCCCTGCAGGATATCCAATGAGTGTGTCTCCTGGAACTAACGCAGTAACAACTGTTTGCGGACAAACAGTGGCTAAATTTACCGTATCAGGAACTTTAACAGTAAACTAATCAATAGGTAAAAGATTGATATAGATCAATTTTTTGTGGTAAACTTGACAGTAAACTAATTAATATATAAATTAGTTTTAGAATGAAGCTATACAGAAATATTTTAAAAGAAAAAGAACGCAAAAAATTATTGAAGTTTTGTAAAACAAAATTAGAATACCTTGGCGACAGTTTTCCTGGTTTGCAGAGTAAAAATAATTTACATACTTTTCCTGAACTTAATGAATTCATTGAAATTCTATTAAAAAAATATGCTAAAAAATATAATGTTCAAGCTTGTTGGATCAATTATTCAGAAGGTGATATTATAAATTGGCACAATCATTCTAATGTTAAATTATCAGCTGTTTACTTTTTACAAAATCCTGATAATCTAGGGACCATATTTAGAAATGAGAAATACAGCTATGACAAAATTACATCTACTAAAGGACCACAAAATTCTTTACTGGTTTTTGACAGTAAAAAAACACATTCACAACCATATTCAAACAAGAAAATTAAAAGGTATTCAATAGCGGTAGATTTAATATGATGTTAAAAAATTTATTTTGGTATTTTAAAGGCGTCTTAAGCAATGATTTTTGTGATGATGTTATAAAATATGGTAACTCTAAAGTAGACGAAAAAGGTAGAATAGGTGGCACTGGTGATAAAAACTTAAATAAAAATCAAAAAAAGTTTTTAAATAAAACTAGAGATTCTAATGTTGCATGGTTAAGTGATAGATGGATATATGATGAAATACTTCCTTATATTAATTTAGCTAATAAAAATGCAGGATGGAATTTTGATATAGATTTTTGTGAGTCAATTCAATTTACAAAATATAGAAAAAAACAATTTTATGATTGGCACTGTGACCCAATGCCAGAACCTTACAATTCACCAGACAAACCAAATATTCATGGGAAGCTTAGAAAACTTTCTGCTACAATACAACTATCTGACCCTAAAGATTATAAGGGCGGAGAATTTCAAATACAACCAAGAAATCAAACCAACCCATCTAAACCAATAATGACTATTAATGAAGTAAAACCACGAGGTTCCGTTCTAGTATTCCCTTCTCATGTATGGCATCGAGTTAGACCGGTAGTATCAGGTACAAGATATTCATTAGTCATTTGGAACTTAGGACACCCCTTTAAATAATTATGGCAAAAACAGATAACCTATCAACCTCGTATTATTTTCAGACTCCAGTATATTCTATTGAAGCACCTGAATTTTTAAAAGAAACTCGTAAAGTTGCAGACAGATATGTCAAAGAAGCAAAAAAATTAAATGAATCAGAAAGAAAGAAAAGAGAGAATTTTTACAAAGTTAAGAACTTTGGGGATAAAGGAATGTCACATCACTCGGGATCAATGATAAATGACCCTTCATTAAAAGAGTTTCAAGAGTATGTCGGGCAAACTAGTTGGAATGTTTTAGAACATATGGGATACGATATGAGTTTATACGAATTGTTCTATACTGAATTGTGGGTTCAAGAATTTTCTAAAAAAGGTGGAGGACATCACGAAGGACACATTCATTATGATAACCATATATCTGGTTTTTATTTTTTAGAATGTACAAATAAAACGAGTCAGCCTGTTTTTCACGATCCAAGATATGCAAAAACAATGAGTGACCTTCCATTAAAAAATCAAGATGCTCTTGGAGTCATGTCACCTTTAGTTAGATATCAACCTAAGCCAGGAACAATGATGTTTTTTCCAGCTTATTTAGAGCATCAATTTAGTGTTGATATGGGGGTAGATAAATTTAGATTTATTCATTTTAATTTACAGGCGGTTAGAACAATGATCACTGAAACAATAAGAAAAAATGTTAAAAATAAAAGATAATTTTTTAAATAAAAAAGATTTTAATACCATTAAAAATATGATGGAGAGTAATACTTTTCCTTGGTATTTTAATGATTACAAAATTGACGAAAGTAAAAAAAATAAGGACGCTGGAATGTATGACCATCAATTTGTCCACAATTTTTTTATAGATAATCGTATTAATTCTAACGCGTACAAATTTTTAGATCCAATACATAAAAAATTAAACCCTAAATATTACATAAGAATTAAAGCAAATTTAAATCCTTACACACCTAAACCTATCAAACATGCTCCTCATATCGACCAGTCCTATAGCTGTAAGGCAGCTATATTTTATATAAACAACAATAATGGATACACATATTTTGGTAAAGAAAAAGTAAAACCTAAAGAAAACAGAATTGTTTTCTTTAATGCAAATACATCTCATCAAGCACAAACTTGTACCGATAAAAAATCTAAACTATTAATTAATTTTAATTATCAATAATGAGTTGGCAAAAAAATAAATACCTAATAATAAAAAATGCTATTAGCAAGGAACTAACTGATTTTTGTAAAGATTATTTTTTATTAAAAAGAAAAGTAGCAGGTAAATTTAGAGAGACAGCATCTATATCTCCTTTCAATATTGATTGGGGTGGTTGGGAAGATCAACAAGTTCCAGGAACATATTCACATTACGCAGACATTGTTATGGAGACCTTGTTGTCAAAACTAAAACCTTTAATGGAAAAAAAATTAGGTGTTAAGTTATATGAAAACTATTCATACGCTAGAATATATAAAGACAAAGATGTTTTACCAAAACACAAGGACAGATTTAGTTGTGAAATATCTACAACCCTTAATTTAGGGGGAGATAAACCTTGGCCTATTTATATTAATCCTGATGAAAAAGAGGGTAGTTGGAATGAAACAACAGGGGATTATATTCCTTCTAAGAAAAAAGGTATTAAAGTAAATTTAAATCCTGGTGACATGCTGGTTTATCGAGGCGATTTATTAGAGCATTGGAGAGAACCTTTTAAAGGAAACCATTGTGCACAAGTTTTTCTACATTACAATAATGTAAAAACTAAAGGTGCAGAAGAGAACGCCTATGACAGAAGACCTCATTTAGGACTTCCTGGAAGATTTTTAAGAGCAGAAAAAAAGATACCAAAGTGATAACATTCCCAATAATTATTATTAATGATTTTTATAAATTTTCTAAAGGTCAACAGACCCGTACAAAAAATAATGTAATTAATCAGATTAAAAGAGCAAATTGGGACAATAACTATTCTTTGAAAAAAAGTAACTTTACTAAAAATTTATACAATCAGTTTGTTAAAACAGCTAAAAAACAATTAGGTAAATTTAAAATTAAAGATATTAACAGAGATATCTGTTGGGCAGTGGCGTCTAACAAAGATTTTATACCTTCTGTTAATTGGCATAACCATATCATGACATCTACTATTAATTCTGTGTATTATTTAAATATACCTAGAGATATGAAAGGGGGTGAAATACAGTTTAAAAACAGGTCCGGTAATGTCCTGACTTTAAAACCAAAAAATAATCAATTGTTAATATTTCCTGGTTGGATGTGGCATAATCCAGTAAACGTAAAGTCTGACGAATTAAGACTTTCTATAAACATGGAAATTATAACTCAAGAAAAGATGGAAGACGTTTTTAATCTATTGAAATAGCCTAAAATCTGCTGTATTACCTAATAAACAGGTTTTTATATGCTACAAAAATTAGGCTTTGCTCCAGGATTTAACAAACAAGTAACGGAAACAGGCGCCGAAGGGCAATGGTTTGACGGCGATAATGTTCGTTTTAGGTATGGTAGTCCAGAAAAAATAGGTGGTTGGCAGCAGTTAGGACAAGATAAACTAACGGGTGCAGCTAGAGCTATTCACCATTGGGACGACAATGCGGGTATTAAATATGCTGCATTAGGTACTAATAAAATTTTATATGTATATTCTGGCGGTACATATTATGACATTCACCCAATCAGAACTACGCTTACGGGTGCAAATTTTACAAGTACGTCTTCATCGACTACGGTTACGGTGACATGCACCGGGATTCATGGATTAACTGAGGATGATATTGTATTGTTTGATAGTGTCTCAGGAGTGACAGGGTCATCTACTTATACAGACGCTACTTTTGAAGATGTTAAATACATGGTTACATCGGTACCTACAACTTCAACTTTTACAATTACAATGGCTGCTCAAGAAACTGGCACGCCTTTAAGCACAGCCGGATCAGCTTCTATACTATGTTATTATACAGTAGGACCATCTCAACAATTAGGTGGTTTTGGATGGGGTGCAGGTTTATATGGCGGTACTTCTTTAGGTGCTGCAACAACTACTCTTGCAACAGCTTTAACAGATACTGTTACAACAACAGTCGTTCTTGCTAACTCGGCAGCATATCCATCTTCTGGTGAAATTAGAATTGGCACAGAGGATATAAGTTTTACAAATAACAATACCACAACTAATACTTTAAGTGGAGGAGCTCGAGGAGTAAATGGAACAACCAAAGCTACCCACAGTGGTGGTGCTACGGTTACAAATATATCCGACTTTGTAGGTTGGGGTGAAGCATCTTCTTCTGACTTTACAATTGATCCAGGTTTATGGATTCTTGATAACTATGGTACAAAATTAATTGCATTAATCTATAATGGTAAATGTTTTGAATGGGATGCATCTGCAATAGGCGCTGTTAATACTAGAGCCACAGTATTAGCAAATGCACCAACTGCATCTAGACACGTCTTAGTATCTACACCAGATAGACACTTAGTATTTTTTGGAACAGAAACAACAGTAGGAAGTCCCGACACGCAAGATGATATGTTTATAAGATTTTCGGACCAAGAAAATATTGATGGCACAGATGCTTATACAGTAAAAGCAGAAAATACTTCTGGCACACAAAGACTAGCCGATGGTTCTAAAATTATGGGAGCTATAAAAGGTAGAGATGCAATTTATGTTTGGACGGATACTGCATTATTTTTAATGAAATTTGTAGGACAACCGTTTACTTTCTCATTTGAACAGGTGGGAACTAACTGTGGATTATTTGGTAAGAATGCATGTATTGAAGTTGATGGATCTTCTTACTGGATGTCAGAGAATGGTTTCTTTACATACGATGGTCAATTAAAATCAATGCCTTGCTTAGTTGAAGACCATGTCTATGATGATATAAACGCTACGTCTAGAGACCTTATTAATGCAGGATTAAATAATTTGTTTGGTGAAGTTAGCTGGTTTTATTGCACAGCTGCATCAGATCAGATCAATAGAGTTGTTACTTATAACTATTTAGACTCATCTTCTAAACGTCCTATTTGGACAACGGGTACTTTACCCAGAGCAGCGTGGCAGGATTCAGCGGTTTTTGATAGACCACACGCAACATATTATGACCCAACCGACAATGCATCTTCAGATGTTGTTGGCAATACGGACGGAAGTACGATATACTATAACCAGGAAACAGGGACAGATCAAATTACTTCTGGGGGCACAGTTACTGCAATTATTGCTAATATTGTTTCAGGGGATTTTGATATCACTCAACGTAGGAGTAACACAGGTCAGACAGTAGGTATGCCTGACATTAGAGGAGACGGTGAATATATTATGAGAATAAGCAGATTTATACCAGATTTTATTTCACAGACAGGAAACACTGCAGTTAAATTTAAAACAAGATTATACCCAAATAGCAGTGAGACTACTACATCGTTTACATGTGATTCTACTACAACTAAAAAAGATGTAAGAGTAAGAGCTAGACAAATAGCATTGGAGATTGCTAACACAACAATTAATGAAGATTGGAAACTGGGGACATTTAGATTAGACATACATCCAGGAGGAAGAAGATAATGGCTACTGACCAAGAGATACGAGACGCAGGTTTTAAATATGTTCCTCAACAACAATATTTACAAAACCCTTTTAAGTTACCCGAGGATCAAGAACCGGTAGTTGATGAAGGTATTGTAAATACAAATGCTTTTGTTGGAGGAAATTCAGAGGGTTATAATGTTTATAATCCAGATCCTAATACAATAAAAAATGTAAATTACGATCCTTATCGATTTAGGTTAGCTGATCTTGCAATGTACGGAGATGAAGGGTCGGACGAAGAATATTTTACTAGACCAGAGCCCACAGGTTTAGGAAAACTTACTCAATTAGCAGCCAGTTTTGTGCCGGGACGAGGAATTGCATCATTTATAGGTAATTATTTACCGGTTAATAGAAGATCAATAATGGAAAACGAATTAGCTGGTGAAGGAGTACTGGTAGATAACATTGGCAGAATAGTATCTAAACCAAATCAATATAATACACCTGGAGGTATTATGTCTGGATACAATGCTAGCCAAATGAATGAAGGAACCTTTACTAAAAGACAAGACGATATTGGAGAAACATTAATGGGTAAATATGGTTTATCAAAAGACGACGTAAATAAATTAATTAGTGGAGAATTAACTGAAAAAGATTTTAAAGGTAAACAATATCAACTTAAAAGTGGAAAAACATCTAATTTATTTAGTAACATAAGAAACATAGAAATAGGTAAACAAAATTTCTTAGATGCATCAAATAGAACAGATACTATTTTTAATTTTGAAAAAGAAGAAAAAGAAAAAAAGAGAAAGAATAAGATTATAAATAGAATATTTAGTAAGAAAAAGAAAAAAGTTAATAATGTTAATATTAATCAAGGTGATGATAGCGGTGGTGCTACAATAATTACAAATAATAATACTAATCAAGGTCAAGGTGATGGTGGATTTAATCAAAATGTACAGAACATAGCTTCAGCCAATGAACAAAATTATCAAAATGCAGCATATGATTCTCCCGCACCTAGTAGCTATGAGGCTGCCGCTGATCGAAGAGAGTCATACAGAGGTAAAAAAGATGGTGGTAGAGCCGGATACTTTTATGGTGGTAGAGTAAACTATAAAGTAGGTGGTAGAACAGATGTTGAATCACAATACGGTGAAGACTCTGCAGGATCTTATGATTCTTCACAAAACAAATCTGGTAGACAACAAAGTTATGGTAATGATAATAATAATAATAATGAAGTAGTTAATAACCCTATTATAGATATTTCAACTGTAAAAAAATCAGTGGGTAGTTATGATATACCTTATGGTCTCCAAGCATTACTAGCAAACCAAGGGAAATTTCAAACTGTTTTAAATGCTGACGATGTATTAAATAAAAATTTAGGTTTAGATTTTACATATGATCAAGGACCTTATGAAATAGATTTTAATGCAGACATGGAAGGCAATAAAAATTTAGGTTTAAGTTACAATAAGGGTGGTTTTAAAGCTTCTGTAAACACTGATTTTAATAATCCAAATTTTCTTTTAAGTTATAACAAAGCGTTTGCACATGGGGGACTAGCAAGTATTTTATAATGGCAAAAATTGTACAATCATTAACTAGAGCTGAACCAGAATACAATCAAACTAACTTACAATCATTAGTAAGGGATTTGGATGCAGTAATTACAAAATTAAATACAACGTTTCAACAGGAAGTGAAACAAGAGATAGAAGCTAAAAGTTTCTTTTTAGAATAATGGCAGTAGTAAACCAATATAAATTTGTAGGTAAAGATAATGATACTACA